GGTCGTCTCTGCCGTGGTGATGATCGTCTGCGCCCCCGTCCACCAGGTCGTCAGCGTCGCCTGCATCCCGGGCCAATGCGCATCCCACAAACCCCGCAGCGTCGTCAACGCCGTGCCGATCACCGTCCCGATGTTCGTCGCCGCCGTGGTCAGGATCGTTTGCGCCCCCGCCCACCAGGTCGTCAGGGTCGCCTGCAGCCCCGGCCAGTGCGCATCCCACCAACCCCGCAGCGTCGTCAGCGCCGTCCCGATCCAGGTCGTGATCCCCGTCGCCGCCGCCTGCAACTGCGGCTGCACCCCCGCCCACCACGCTGTAATGGTCGTGCGCATCCCCAGGAAGTCGCCGGTCCAGGCCGCCGCCAGCGCCGCCAGCGCCAACACCACCGCCCCGATGGGCGTCGTCAACGCCCCGACTACCTCGGCGATCCCCTTGATCGCCAGCAGCACCGGCCCCGCCGCCGCCACCACCGCCCCGAACGCGATTCCCGCGTTCAGCAGCGCCGGATTCAGCGTCAGGATGCTGCTCGTCGCCTCGGTCAGCAGCCGGATGAATGGCGTCAGGATGCCCTGCAGGATCGGCGTCACCGTCTGGATAAACACGCTCTCGACGGCGCCCTTCAACTGCTCCATCGCCGCCTTGAAGCCCTGCGTGCGCGCCGCCGCCACCTCCTGCGCCGTCGCCGCGTTCGCCACTGCCGTCGCCATCGCATTCCAGCCCGGCACCCCCTCGGCCAGCAGCGTGTTCATTGCCTTTTGGCCGTAGGACCCCGCCAGCGTCTGGATGTACCCTAAACGCTGCTCATCCGTCATCCCGGCCATCGCCTTGGAGAGCTGCCCGATGATATTCGGCAGCGGCAGCATCGCTCCCTTCTGATCGTACAGCGACACGTTCAGCTCTTCCAGCGCCGCCTTCGTACCCTTTGTCCCCGACATCAGGGTGATCATCATGGATTTCAGCGCCGTGCCCGCCTCGGCCCCCATGATGCCCCGCGTGCTCAGCACCGCCAGCGCCGTGTTCGTCTCTTCCAGGCTCCACCCGAACGCCGCCGCCGTCGGCCCGATGTTATTCATCGCCTGCGCCAGATCGTTGACGCTGGCCAGCGAGGCGTCCGCTGCGCCCACGAACGAATTGGATATCCGGGTCGCGTCCGCCGCACTCAACCCGAACGTCGCCATACTGGACGCCACCAGCATGGACGCAGAATTCAGGTCCATCTCGCTGGCCGCCGTCAGGTCGATCGCCGCCCGCAGCGCGCCCGTCAGTCCCGTGCCTGTTTGCAGATAGCCGTTGAGGTCGCTGAAAATGTCCGAGGTCGTCATGCCCGCTTTATAGAAGTTGGTCATCGCGTCGGCCGCCTGCGAGGCGTTGATCCCCACGAGCTGCGTATCCGAGCCGACCAGGAGCGCCGCCTTGCTCAGATCGTTCATCGCCGTGCCCGAGCTGCGCGCCGCCACGCCCAGCACGTTCATCTGACTTTCGAACGTGCTGGCCACCTCCACCGCCTGCTTCCCGATGGCGATCAGCGGCAGCGACACCCCGGCCGACAACACCATGCCGACCTTGCCCGCCTCGTTTGCGAAATTGGTCAGGCTGCCCCTGACCCCGTCCAACTGCTGCGCCATCTCATTGCGCAGCCGCAACACCACCGCCAGCGCCGCCTCAGCCCCTGCCCCCATCGCTCACCGCCCGCTTGTCATTCTTCGCGCCGCAGCCCGCTTGTCATTCTGAGCGCCGCAGCGCGAAGAATCTCGTCACCGCCCCCGCTTCCCCGCCGCTTCACTCTTTCGCTGCTGCTCTTTCTCCGCCTTCGCCCGGCCCGCCAACCGCTCCTCGATCTCATCCACCAAATCGCACGGCGCCGCCAGGTACTCCGCCCAACTCCACCCCATCTCAGCCATGACCGTAATCTCATCCCCGTAGCGCGAGCTCGGCACCGAGTGCGCCGTGCCCCGGAATGCCAGATAGTATTCCTGCCTCAGCGTCTTCAGCCGTCGCTTTTCTTCTTCCCCCCCAAAGGGTAGCGGGTGGCGATGTCTCCCAGCACCTTGTCGATCAACACATCGTCAGGGTTGAAGTCCGCGATCAGCGCGCGTCGGAACGGCACCGCTTTGGGGGCGCCACTGGCATCGAGCACAATCTCCTCATTCTCATCGCGCTCGAATATCCGCCAGCCTACGATGGCCGCTTCTGCCAGATCCTGGTTATACGTGCCGATCAGAAACGACCGTTCAGCGTTTTCCGTGCCGCTCCCCCGCTCCGTCATCAGCGCGTTCATCAGCTTATTGCGCTCGCCCTGGCTCAGCGCCACCTTGATCTCGATGTACTCATCAGGCCTTTCCGGCACCGTGACCTTCACCGTTCCCTTGCTCACAAACGTACCCATCTGTCTCTCCCTTTCCTGTCATTGCGAGGGGCCGCACGCAGCCCCGTCATTGCGAGGGGCCGCAGCGCCTTCAGCGCCCGCAGCCCCGAAGCAATCTTCTGGCGATAACATCCTCAGATGACTTGATGTCATCTAAGGATAACAATCAGTTATCCTCAGAACGCATCATGATCACCGCCTCGAAATCATCCGGGAACCCCGCCGCCCGCCGGCGCTGAAACATTGCCTGATCCTCCGCCATCAACGGCGCTCTTGACGCATACAGCCCATCCGACTTCGCCTTTCGCCACGCCGGATGCCGATGTTCCACCACACTGTTCTGCGCCCAGCGATACCGCCCCGCGCGCATCCCCCGCGCCGTCGCCTCATTGTCGATGAAGTAATGCCGATACTGCGGACACACCAGCACCCCGCCGAACTGCTCGACGGCGAACCGGCGGCTCACCGCGTAGTGCGTCGCCAGCTTATTCCCGTCCTGGGCCAGATCATTGAACCCGATCATCCCATCGCCGTTCGGGAATGCCGCCATCCACTCGGTCATCTCCCCGATCCAGCCATGGAACCACCACAGATCGTCGGCCGCCAGCACCAACACATCCCCCGTCGCCGCCGCCGCACCCAGGTTCCAACAGCGCGGCGCACTGAGCCGCTCCGGCGGCATGATCACCCGGGCCACCCCGGCCCGAGCGATCACATCCCCCGTCGTATCATCCCCGTCCGCCACCACGATCGCCTCAACGTCATACCCCACCGACGTCTGCAGCAGCCGCTCGATACAGCGCAGCGCCTGTTCCGGCCGTTCCCGGGTCGGCATAATCACCGATACCAACCGCTCCACGCTCTACGCTCCTCGCTCGACGATCTACGTCAGCGTAGCCAACTGATTCACCACCACAACCGACGCGAACAACGCCGCCGTCGAGCTGTACACCACCTTGAACGGCAGTGTCACGACGTCGTCCTCGTCCTCGTCCTCGATCTGCGGCACTTCCGTGTACTTGATCGCCATGTCGATCTTCAGCGTCTTGTACGTGTACGTCGCCGCCGTCGTCAACGCCGTCCCGTTGAACAGCAACCGCACCAGCCGCAACGTCCCGGCCCGGGCCGCCACGATCTCCGCCTCGGCCGTCGCATCGTGCTCCAGCGTCAGCTCGCCCGTCATTTCCTCTTCGCGCGTGCCCTTGTACACCGTCTGGGTGAAGTACAGGTTGCCGTCGCCGGTCCACACCGCCTTCCAGCCGCCCGGAATCTCCAGGTTGAACCCCAACCAGGTCGCCGTCTTCTGCGTTGTGCCGATCGTCGTCGGATCGATGTACAGCTTGCCCTTCGAGAAAAGGATCTCTTCCACTGTCGGAATCGAAAGCGCACCGGTGAAATCGCCGTCCGTGGCCTGGCGGCCGCGCCAATCCGCCGCCAACATCACCGCCTCGCCCTTGGCGCCCGACAGCGAAAACTTCTCGACATAGGCATACTCCATCTTGTCGACCCGGTTGTCGTCGCCCATCTCGATGGTGAAGAGCTGCTGGGTGGGCGCCGCCGTGGAGGCCACGTTGTACGTCCACACCTTGCCGCTGCCCACGCCGTCGGCCGCCGCGGTCGTGACCTTGCTGAGGCAGCCCGACAGCACGTAGACCAACTGTTCGAACGTCGCTGGCGTATCGTCCATGCTCAGCGTCGCGCCGATTTTCGGGATATACATCCGGTCGGTCGGCGCATAGAGACCGACATCCTCCGCCGGAAACTCTATCGTGCGCTCGTCGTTCAGCACCCCCTCACCGCGCCAAATCGTGGTCGCTGCCACAGGCGTGCCCGCCGTGGTCTCTTGCCCCAACTGAATCTTCCTCAGTGCCTTAATCCCTGGCATCTCACTACCCTCCTCGTGTCTCGTCTCTACTTTGTCAGCGGATCGTCATCACCGGACACCACCAACCCCGCCCAGTTCGGTTGTGTCTTTGCAACCTCCAGATAGGACCGGAAAGTCCCCTCCGTCACCCAGTTCTCGATCAGATGTGGACTCACCGTTGTGGTATCCACCCAGATCGGAATGCCGTGCTCTTTGCAGCGCCGACAGAACCAGATATCCTCGCCCGGATACTCGCGCTTCGCCGCGCCGGAATAATCGAACGCAAACCACGGCCTGGGTATGCGCTCGAACACTTCCCGGCTGATCAGCATCGCCGCCGTGCCCGCCAGATCAACCTGCAGCAACCCCTGCCACTCGTCCGGCACGTATACCTGGCCGTTGTCGGCCTCCATATACATGCACGGATCAAACGGCGCCCCCCGTCGAAACGCCAGCCCCGCCACCACCTGCCGGCTCGGATCCTCGATCACCCACCGGCTCAACCGCTCCACAATATCATGCGGATGCCGGTGATCGGCGTCCAACATCAGCACGTGCGTGAACCGCTCCTCGCTCAGCAGATGCTCCGCCAGCGAATTCCGGGCCAAATCCGTGCGGGTATACGGGATCCTCACGAACGGATGCCCCCGCTGCGCAATCGCGATCAGATCGAACAGAATATCCGGCGATGGCACCCCGTTCCGCTCCGGCAGCACCCCCACCATCACCCGCACCTGGGCCCGGCCCTGCGCCTTGTCATCCTGAGCCGCCCGCCTGTCATCCTGAGCGGAGGCCGCAGCCGCAGTCGAAGGATCTCGTGCTAACTCCCTCTTATCCTCAGACATCGGCCTCAACCTCCGCCTTGACCGTCGCCGCCACAGCCGCATACAACCGCCGCCCCGTCGGCGAAATCAACACCGACCTCCACAGCCACGCCTCATCCGCCGACAAATCCCGCGCCGGCACCCCCGGAATGAACTCCCCATCCCCCAGGTACCGCACACCCAAACCGACGGGCTTGTCATCCTGAACGACGACCGCATCCTGAGCGGAAGCCGCCGTCCGCTTGTCATCCTGAGCCGTTCGATTGTCATCCTGAGGGCCGCCGCCCGAAGGATCTCTCCGTGTCATCCTACACCCCCGTTGTCTCAGCCGAATTGACCTTGACTGTCACATCCATAGCTATGCCGAAATGCACATCAGTCCCATACTGCATCGGACCCACCCGATACCGGCCCGGCCACACAATTGCATCGCACGTCCCGCTCAACTTCTGATGCGCCGCCAGCGCCCGGAACACCCGATACGGCCACGGCTTTGCCGCCGCCACCGCATCCGGCAGCACCTGCCGCTGCAAGTAGATCGCAATGCGGATCGTATGCAGCCCGCGCGCCATCCCGTCCGAAATCGTCGTCAGCTCGCCGTTCGTGATCAGCGCCATCCCGCACGGAAACTCATTGATGCTCTCCGGCGGCTCGTCGTACCAGCGCACCAGCCCGGATAGATCATCCAGCACCGTCCCCAGCGCCGTCAGCACAGCCTCTAGCGGGTCACTCATAGCTCAATTCCCCCGGTGCCGTAGCGCCACGAAATCGCGCACCGCTGGCACGCGCTGCCGCGCCTTGGCATAGGCAGCCTCGACGGGGATGCCGCAAACGACCTCACCCCAGAAGCAGCCGGCAAAGGCGCCGGCGTCGTTGTTGTCCACGCTCTCGCGAAAATAGACCAACCACTCGCACAGGGCGGCCAATTGCGTCGCAATCCGAGTGCCCTTACAGGCGGCGACAAAGATCACTTCGGCCTCAGTGATGTGATCCCGCCACCACTCCGCCTCGACAATGTCCGGCGTGCCGTCCTCTTTGGCGAGCAGCACGCCGCGTGCGTCGGCATCCGAGGAGATATGCAACCAGCGGAGTTTGCGCCGATCCTCGCGCCGGGCGACCAGTTCCTCGATGATGTTCGCCCGAGTGGCTGGATTGCGGCTCTCAAAATCAATGCCCTCCTGGTGCAGCCCGCTTTTGTCACGCGCCGTGATCGCCTGGTTCGGCCCGAACAACACCAACAACTCCGGCAGGTGGAATTTATCTGATGCCGTAGGGAGACTGATCTGCCCAGCCTCAAGTAACCTGATCTTCTCAAAGGCGCTGACAAGCTGTTTCGTCAGCGTTTCGACTGTCGTCTTCAGATCTTTGACTTCGGCGCGCAGCGCTTTTACTTCGCGATCCAGCATACGCTCTCGACTTTCGACGGGGCCGTTTTGCCGCAACCTGCGTTCAGCACGTATCGCCAGCCCGATCAACACGGCCATGCCGATGCCTGTGAATAGCCAGCCCGCGACGTTAGCATTATTCATTGCTGCTCACTTCGATTGCCAAAATTGCAACGAAACACACCGCGCCGATGATGCTGACCCATGCTTTGGCGGGCCAGGCTTGGGCAATGGCCAGCAGCCAGAGGACTGCGCAGTAAATAGCCGCGGCGCGGCCCCTGGGGCCGCGCCACGGCGTACCCACCGTTGCGAGCAACCACAGCGCACCGAGCACCACGAGCATGCCATAGACACGGCCCGAAAATACGTTGACCGTCGTCACGTTGCTGCCCGTCAGGATGCGGACGAAACCCGTCGCCAGCATGTAAACCCCGATAAACCCCCGACTGCTGCCCAGCAGGATCCCTATCGCGCGCTGATTTACTCGGTCGTCCATCATACCGTCAATCTCCTCAGCCCCGCTGTCATCAGAATCGCCTCGACGTCCGGATCGAGCTTCTTGGCGAAAATCAGCTTGCCCAGATCGAGATTCGCCCCCGCGTCCGCAAACCCCTGCTGCGCCCGCTTGAAGAACCTGACCGCCTGAATCAGTGTCGCCTGGTGCGCCAGATCATCCGGCCGCCAAATCGCCAACGCCACGCTCTTGGCGTGCGTCGCCGCGATAGACCCGTTCACGCCACGCACCACCGTCAGCTTGTTCGTGGAGGCGCTCACCCCGATGACCTCCATAATCTCGCTCTCGGCCTGCACCAGGTTGCCTACGCTGAAACGGGGCGTCAGTCCATCCGCGCCCGCCCCATCCGCATCCGTCACCGTGATCGACGTCGCCGCGCTGGTGATCCCGCTCGTATCCTGCACGCTGTCCCCGCTGGCCTCCCACGCCACCGCAAAATTCCGATGCCAGCCCAACAGCCCCACCAGCCGCACCGTCCGCCGGCCGGCATAGAACCCGCTGGTGTTCCCGTTCGGATTCAACACCAGCAACTGGATCGGCGTCACCTCGTAATGCAGCCCGTCGCTCTCCCACCAATCCGTCGCCCCCAGCGCCGTGTACGTCGTCCCCCCGTCGCCCGACAGGCTCAGCGTCGTAATGTCCAGCCACGGCTCATCCAGCCACAGCGAGCTCTTGCCGTTTCCATCGACATACCGGGTCGCCAGCGTCGGCACGAACGACCGCCCAGCCGCATCCTCGATCAACCGCGACGTCGCCCGCAGCGCCTCTGTCACCAGCGCATCATACGTCGTCCCGGCAATCTCCAGCGCCCGCTTCACCTGGTCCACCGTCGCCAGCAAGTTCATCCCCATGACTCACCCCACCCGTTACCCTGTCATTGCGAGGGCCGCAGCCCGAAGCAATCTCTAGGCATAATAACCACTTATCGCTAGACCTCAGCCTTAGCCTTAGCCTTCTTCGGCCGCCCCGGCATCTCCCCCGGCCCCACCCCCACCTGCGCCTCTGTGGGTCCCACCTCGTAGGGGCGGGGTGACCCCGCCCCCATCACGCACCCCCGCGCGATGAGCGTATCCCCATACCACCCGTCCGCCACCTCGACCACCGCCCCCGCCTCAGCCCACGGCAGCGCCCGATGCTCCGGCCCGTTGTACACCCCAGCCACCAACACCATGACCTTCATCGCATCACCCCTCATACGTGTGCAGGCCGAAGTAGAAATTCAGCGTGCCGGTATTCGATCCTAACGCCAGACAGCGCGCCCAGGCCGGGCTGCCAGCAGCTTGCCGGCGGCAATTGAATTGAAACTCAGTGCGATCCGAGTTGGTAGCATCGGCGCGGTAGACAAACTCCGTGAAAGATTCCGCCGCGACTGCGACATCGGCGTCCGCGCCAAAAGCGATTTGCACGAAGTACGGTACACTTTCTTGCACGTCGGTGATGTACACCTTGTGCGGGTCGTACTTCTCGATCGTGTCGGCGCTGCCGAGAATCTGCACCCACTCGCCGAACAACAGGTTGCCACCATCAATCTGGAAGGAGGCAATGCCCGAGGCGAGCCGATCTGCCTTGTGCGTGCCGGAGGGCGTCGCCGCCACGCCGAACCACTTCTCGTAACTGTGAAAATGCCGCTCGATCTCATGGACGCGATAGGCTAGACTGTTGTTGGCGCCCAGGAGGCCCAGCACAGCCGCGCCGTCGATCTTGGCTAACACGCTGGCAACCGAGACATTCGCCACATCCCCCAGGATCCCGGCCAGCGTTGCCACGCCGCCGGTATTCGCCAGCGCGCCCACTGCCGCCGTGATCGCCGCCTCGATCGCGCTCTGATCGCCCGGATCGCTCGGCAGATTGTCCGTCTTCGCCTTGATCGCAATGGCCAGGCCCGACGCATCGCCGCCGTTAAGTACGCTTCTGACTGTCATCAGAACTTCTCCAGTGTAATGCTCACCGTAGCATCACCAGACCCCGAACGGATCAACTGGAGGGCCTGCACGTTGCCGTTCCCTTCCACAGTGACCGTGGATCCCGCCGGCACCGGCATGCCCAGCGTCGAGGTGGGCGTCGTGCCGTCCCAGGTCAGGCTCACGCCGTTACCGATAGCCGACACGACCGCCGCATCTGCCGCCGCCAGGTCTCCGGCCGTCCAACTCCACCCCGCAGCGCTGATCGCCACCGCCGCGCTGGAAATTGTCGCCGCCTTCGTTCGATAGGCCCGTTTCGCTTGCACTGCCATCAGTAACCTCCCCGCCTCGCCCGATGCTCGGTCCCGTCGCCGCGTCGTTACGGCTGGCCAGCCACCAGCCAATCCACACGGACCCCGACCGAGCCGGCCGTCGCCCCGTCCGCTTTCCAAACCTTCACCGTAACGTCACTGCCGCTGATCGCAGTGGAACAGGTCGCAGCGTTGGCTACGGCATCCGCACCGAGATCACAGAAGACCGCTTCCGGCGTAGTCAGCCCGTGCGCAATTTTCAGTGTGCCGGTGATCGTATTGCTGCCGAACACTGTTTTACCCGGATTGGTTGTCAACAGCACGGCTCCCGACAGGTTCGGCAGCGTAATCGTGCGGTCGGCCGTCGGATCAGTCACCGCCACCGTCGTCTCGTAGGCGTCCGCTGTCGCACCCTCGAACGCCAGGCTCGCCCCGTTGTTTAGCGCCAGGCTCGCCCCGTTGTTTAGCGCCAGGCTCGCCCCGCTGTTCACCGTGAACGCCCCGCCGTCGTCGCACGTGTACCCCACCCCGCCCATCTCCGTGTGACACGGCACCTGGTAGGCCGCCGCTGCCGGCAACTCTTCGGGCTGCGGTGGCAGCGGATATTTCACGCCCAGGAACGCCGCCCCGAGCACCAGCGCAATGACCACAACCGCCCACGTGATCTGCTTTCCGCTTGGCATACTCATCTCACCACTCCCGGGGGGCGATCAGTCGCCCAATCGCCCCCGTCCCTGTCATCCTGAGCGTAGGGGCGGGGTCACCCCGCCCGCAGCCCGCAGTCGAAGGATCACCCCAGCCACTGATACGCCGCGCTCCCCGTGGTGGTCGGCTGCGTCACCGGCTGGCTGCCGTTCTCCAGGAGGAACGTCACATCGATGTACGTGCCGTTCGTCAGCGTCCCAGCAGTCGCCAGCGCCAGGAAGTGATGATCCACCGGCAACTTGCGCACCTCGATGCTCCAGATCACATCTTTGCCGTCGTCGTTCGTCACGTCCACCGTATGCGCCAGCGTCGAGCTGATCACGTCCAACGTCCCGTTGTTCGCATCGGAGCACTTCACCGTCAGCACCGGCGTATCGCTGGCGTGGACCGTCCCCAGGTGTGCGATCACATGCACGAACTCATAGCCCGTCACGTCCACGAACGCACCACTGGCCGGATACGCCGCCACCCCGCTGATCGCCGTCTCCGGCTTCGCGCTGCCCCTCACCACCTTGAACCGTTCCGAGAAACTCCCGTTCATATCCCACCTCTCTCCCATCTCTGAGGGGACGCGTCTCCGTGTCCCCTTGTTTCCTTGTCTACCCGTCTACTTGTTTCCCCGTCCCACCTACGCCGCCACTTCCTGCACCGCGAACTTCCAGGTGTCCACCACGCGTCCGCCCACCCGGCGCCGCACGTGATACTCCACCTTATTGATCCCGGTGGCGCTGTCCTGCATCCTGACGATGGTCAGACCGGCCTTCTGGACGATCCAGTACCCGCTCAGATCGGCGAAGAGCAACGGGAACGCACTTCCCGCCACATCCGGCATCGCCTCGCTCTCCCGGATATTGGCGTTCAGCAACTTGCCCGTCTCGCTCAGATCGCCGAAGATCACGTTCCCCTCGCCGTCGATCAGACCCTCGACCAGCCCGAACGTGGCGCTGTTGCCGATCCACACGCCCCGGGCCCGGTACTGGCTGCCCACGGCGCGCTTTAGGCTGCGGATGCCGGCCGCCAGCAGCGCCGTGCCGCTGCCGCTGTGGACATGGCTCAGGCCCAGGTCGTTGGCGCTGTTCGGCAGGATGCCCATCGGCTTCCCGTTGCCATCGCCCACCAGGAACGCCACGTCCTCGTCGATTGCCAGCGTGTCGCCGATGTCGCTCTGCACCAGGTCCACCAGGTTCGCCGCATCCTCCACCAGGCTCTGGCTCATGCTCACCTTGTAGGTGTAGACATGCGCCACCACCGGCGTCATCCCCAGCGTGGCGTTTTTCTCGGCCGGCGTCTGCGTCTCCGCGCCCCACGCGCCCCGGATTGCTCCGCGATAGGCCGCCGTGCCCCCGGTGTAGACCGGCACATCCACGGAGTTGCCCGCCGTCAGCTCGACCACCCGCGCCCCGCCGCCGCGCACGGCCGTTAGACCCGGCAACCGGCTCACGATGCCCGCCTGCACGTTCGGCGGCACCGCATAGCCGCCCAGCGTGCCCTGGGCCTCGACCATCGTGCTCTTGATCTGCGCCAGCGTCATCCCGTTCTTCAGCAAGTACTCGACCTGCGTCCACGGGAAGATCTGCTTCTGCAGACTCTGCCATTCCGCGCGCTCGAGGGCGCGATCACCCCAGCGCAGGTACTTGGCGAACGCCACGTTCTGGTCGGCGATCTGCTGGCGGTAATCCGGCCCCACCAGGCCCGTCAGCACACTCTCCTGCGCCTTGCTCTCATCGCCGAAGCGCAGCGTGTACAACGGCCCGAAAGCCTTGTCTTCAGTCGCCGCGGTTTCCTTCTGGGCTGCCGCGCCCAGCGTCGCCTGCAACTGCGCGTCCCGCTCCTCCACCGCGCGCAACTTCACCGCCCGTTCCTGCAGCGACTCGGCCTGCGCCATCAACTTGTCGAACTCACCCTTCGTCTCGTCGGTCAGCTCGCCATCCGTCACCAGGCCCTGCGCCTGATCCAGCGCCGCCCGAGCCTGCTCCATCAACACTTTGTACTTCATCGTCCTGCTCCTTCAACCCATCTCTGATCAAGTCACCGGAGGATAATCGTCTATTATCCCCAGATACGCCTGTTATCCTGATCGTAGGGGCGGGGTTCCCCCGCCCGCATCTCTGAGTGCCCCGGCGTCTCCCGTCGAGTGTCCCCGGCCCCCTGGGGTGGGAACGACTCCCCGTTTGACGTGCAGACGGCTCAGTTCAACGCCAACCGCTTCCGCAACACCAGCACCCGCCGGCGCATCATCTCAACATCGGGCATGTCATCCTGACCGTAGGGGCGGGGTCCCCCCGCCCGCAGCCCGCAGTCGAAGGACGGCTGCTCCCACCGCTCGCGCTCGCGCACCCCGGCCAACACCGGACTCGCCTGCATCCCCGCATTGAACGCATCCAGCGCATCGCCGATCAGCCCGCTCAGCGCGATCCGCTCCTCACGCGTCACATAACCATCCCCGAACAACTCATCCGCCACCTGCGTAAACGACAAATGAATCCGGCTTTCAAACCACTCCGCCAGCGCCTTCACCTGCTCCGGCCGCCCGGCGGTTTGCGCCAGCAACGCCTTGAGATTCGCCGTCGCCGCGTTCATCCCCCAGTTCACGTCGCTCATCTCCCACAGCCGGATCTCCTTCAGGACGCGCCGCACGGGCCGCCCACCTTGAATCATCGCCTTCGGGAACTCGGCCGCGATCGCATCGTACCCGATGCTCATCTCGCTGATCGCGCCCGCCTGCAAACCCGCCAGCACTTCATTGCCCCGCGGCGTATCCAAATACTCGCGCATCACCCGCAGGCCCCCGCTGGCCTCCGGAAAACGCTCCAACACCGCCGATGGCAACTCCCCCCGGCCCACCTCGTTGATCGCCAGAATCTTCGCCGTCGGGGGCTGGCCATTATCATGCTGCCACAACCAGCGCAGCCGCTCCCCGCGCTCCCCCAGCGTCTTCACATACGCCCCAGGCTCGATCAGATCCCCGCCGTCGTCCACATTCCCTAACACGCTCGGGAACCCCGTTACCACCCGGCCCTCGATCTGCTTCGCCTCGACCGTCGTTTTCCGTTCCATCCCAGCCCCGTCACTATGCGCCATCCCGCCACCTCCCCCTCTCCCCATCAACCAAGCGCCGTCTGCACCGCATCCGCAAAGATCCCCAGGATCTCACCCTCAGCCTGTCCCGCCACATCCTGCGCTATCGGCCACACCCCCACGTGCATCCACGCCTGTTGATGCCAATCCATCACATAAGGCCCGTAGCTTGTGCTATTCCCCACCACGCCCTCGATGTCCAAACCCGCGCCTCGCACGCTCGTCGTCCACCGCCGGCCTAGTGTCCCCGTCCTCCGGTACGTGCTCCCCGACCTGGCCGGCGGATACACCGCCAATTGTCGCTGCACCAGATCGCACGACTTCTGCATCGCCGCCTGCAGCACCGCCGTCGAGGCCGCCCGGTCCAGCCTGGCGATCAGCTCCTCGATCCCCTCCACCTGCACCACGAACTCGCCAGCAGCCATGTCTCCGCGCCCCCAAGTCATCCTGAGCGGGCCATCAACTCAAACCGGAACCCGACTCAACGCCAGTCGAAGGATCACCCGATCGGCACCAACCAGCACCTACACCGCGGATGCAACGGCGGTGCCCTGAACTCCTGCCCCCTGTACCGCTCCGCCTGGCCGGCCCCACCCGGATGCACGAACACATCATCGATCCCCCGCACCGCCGCCCGGCGCTCCTGATCCTCGATCCGCCCTGGCTGCGCCTCATCCCCGAACGTCAAACCACCCAACGGCGCACAAACCGGACACACCCTTTCATCGTTCGCCGTCCGAAAGCCCACCTGACTCACCACCCCGCTGGCCTTCCACGCTCGCAAATTCGCCTCGGCAAACGCCCGGGTAACCTCCGTGGCCGCAATCACCGCGGCCCGCTTCGTCCCGAAGATGGGCCCCAGCTCCTTTATTAAATCCGGCAAGGGCAAACCGTTCTGCGCCCACCGGCTGATTGCCTCTCGCAACGCCCGCGCACTGTTCGCATCCACCGACCGCACCAGATCGAACGCGTATCCATCCAACCAGCGCAGCACATCAGCATTCACCAGCGACCAATCGATCCCGATGCCGTCGGCCTTCTCATGGCTGAGGCCCTCATGGCTGAGGCTCTTGCCCCACATCCCCTCCACGCCAGTCTGCGCCGCCTCGATCCCCAGCAACGCCGCCTCGCGCATCATCCGGTAGCACTCATCCTGCAACGCCTGGCTGCCCCGCCGCATCCGCTCCTCGGCCCCCATCAGCGTCTCGGCCGTCGCCCCGGCCGGCGCCGCCAGCGCCAACTGCGACCGCAGCGCCCGCGCAATCCTCCGCGTCCCCGTTGCCTCGATCTTCAACCGCTCCGTCAGCCGAGCCTCATCCCCCCCCGCCTGTTTGTCATCCTGACCGTAGGGGCGGGGTCCCCCCGCCCGCAGCCCGCAGTCGAAGGAACTACGGATACCGAAAGGGAGGCCGTACTCATCCCCCCCGTCCACATCCTTCCCCGCGTCCCCGTCTCCCCGCGTCCCCGCGTCCAATTCCGCCGTCCCATCCCCCACCGCATTCGGCGTCTGCGTCAACCCCGGCTGCCCGATCCGCTGCTCATCCGCCCGCCGGAAACCATCCTGCGCCGCCGGCACCGGCGCCAGATCCACAATCGCCCGTGCCTCGTTCCGAGTGGCAAACCCGCCCATAAAGGCGCGCGCTGCCGACTCCCACTTCGCCGTCTGATCCTCCCGCAACGCCGGCACGGCGCTGTAGTCATACGCCAGCCAAACCCCATCCCCAGCCAGGCCCCCGTTGAACGCATCCTCGAACCGGCGATAGATCCCCGGAATCAGCGAGTCCTCCCAGAACGACGACCGCGCCTCCCCGTAGTTAGCGAACGTGGACCGATCCAGCCCGACCTTGGCGCCCACGATAATCGGCGGCACCTCCAACACCATGCAGATGCGCGCCTCGTTGCGTGCGTCCAGATCTCCGAACGTCATCTCCTGCATACTCAGCCCCAACCGCTGATACTCGGCATCCGCGTCCAGGATCATCACATCGCCCCAGTTCTGCGCGCCCCCGTATTGCGCACGCAGACGTTCCCGCACGCGTATCACTTCGCTGTCCAACATCTTTTGCTTGCTCTTGAGCAACCCAAACGGAACCACCGCCTGGTCGAAGAACGTCTTCAGAAACGAGGTCGCCGCATTGTCCACATCGGTGCTCTTCGCCGCCGCCGCCAGCCGACTCGTCCCCCGGCCCAAGCCCTCGAACGGATCGCCCGGATTCGGAAACTTCACGTGGATGATCTCCTCCGGCAGAAACGGCTCCCGCTCGAAGAACCCACTATCAGCCGAATCGTAGACGTAGCCCAACAATGGATCTGTCCGCCCCAGCCCCGGCACCGGCCGCACCCGATCCGACCGCAGCGGAAACAGCCCCTTGACCGCACCCTGAGCGGAGCGCAGCGCAGTCGAAGGGCCTGCCTTGTACACGAACGCATTTCCGTCCAGATCCAGGTACGTGATCAACAGCTCCATGAACTCGTACCAACTCTGCCATGGATTCGGGCGCAACAACAGCGCCGCCAAGGGATGAGCATCGGGCAAGCGCGTCGGCTTCGTGCGCTCGCCCGTATACGCCACCAAGGGCGCCAGCGCCGCGCTCTGCGATCGCCGGGCGATACAGGCGCACACGATGGCATTATCCCCGTACCCTGCCTCAGCGAACCCCTGCAGCGTCGGCGATGTCCAATCCGGCTGGCCCTGACGCCACGCCGGCCACGCATACGGCGTCTCCACCACCTGCGCCGCCGCCTTCGCCGCCGGAGCTCGCTCCAACCCCACCGCCCTGGCCACCAGCTCGAACACACTCATCCCGTCACCCCGCCCCTGCCCCATCCGCATCCTAACGATAATAAAGCCTTATCCCCCGTCCCATGATTGCGCGCGCAATCATGGCGCGCAATCACCCCGATCCGTTTATCCGTTTCTTATCCGTTGCCTTCTGCCACTCGCCCGGCTTGATCCCCGCCAGCAGCCCCACAATCAGCCACCACGCCCCCACCCCGACCGCCGGCCACGACAGACCATACACCAGCACCCACCAGCCCAGCAGCGCCAGGCTCACAAAACACACCAGAGCCACCCAGTCACCCACCGAACGCATCTGATCCTCCTCGATTACACATGGATTCCGCTGCCGGAACCCAACATCAGTCGCAGCGTGCCATACACCAGCATGTCTACCTGATCGTCATGCGCCCCATCCGGGAACATCGCCACCTCATCCAGAAACGTTGGCGCCCAGCTCGCCCCCCCGCGCAACAGAATGCGCCCGGCCTGCAAATAGGGCGTCGCTGATCGCGCCCGGGCTACCTTATCCCGCCCCTCCGGAGAAATGCGTACCAACGGCAGCCCCGTCTGTTGCTCCAACACCTGCAGCACGCTTTTGCCCGAAGCCGCATCTTCCACGCATACCTCTGTCGGCCGCCAGGCCATGAACTGCTGCACGATTGCCGTTTGGAGTTGGGGCAGTTCCATCTTGGCCCGGAACACATCCAGCAAATACACCAGACCTCGGAACAACCCCAGCGTCCCGCATACCGACCAATCCGCCGCCTTCTTCTCCTCGTAGGCCGTGTCCCAAATCTGAATCAGCCGTTCCCACCCGCCGGATGCCTCCACCACAGCCAGCATCTCAACATCGAAATAACGGAACAGCCCCCGGTCGAAGATTTTGCCAGCCAGCGCTCGCAGATCGTTCAGCTTCTCCCGGATCCACACCGCCCGGTCCAGGCTGGCCACCATCTCCAGCAGCAGCGCCCGGATGCTCCACTTCTGCGGCCACAGCGTTCGCACATCCGGCGTCCGCACATCCACGTCCACCACGATCCCGTTCGCATTCCGCACCAGGTCATACTGGATCTCATCCAGCGCATGGCTCAGGATCGCCCCCGTCACAAACACGTCCCACACCGGATTCTCACGCACGATCTGATAGATGTCCCGCCGATTGGTTTTCAACGTGCCGACAATCATGATCTTCGTGTGCGGCTCTCGGAGCTGCATGATCGTCCCCGTGAACCACTCGATCATCGCCGCAATCCGGTCGTCCGTCCCGGTATTCTCGTCGTCCTCGACGTCATCCAGGATGATCACGTCAAAATGTCCGCCCGTGATCGCCCCCCCCACGCCTACCGCCTCGACCGTGGGGTCCTTCCCGCGCCGCCGGCGCTTCACATAGATGCGTTGCTGCTGCCAGGAACCTTCCTTCTTCCCGCCGACCATCTGCGCCCCGGCCTGATTGCAGATGTCCGCCTGGCCCACCGTGCATTCCCAATGCGGCCGGTAAAACGCCTTCAGCGCCTGATTGCTCTCCAGCTCCGCCTTGATCACCCCGAGCGTCTTGACGGCCTCGGTCGCCGTCTTCTGCACGATCAGGACCCGGACATTCGGATCCTCGCAGATGCGTCGCAACGGATACGAGATACAGAAAATCTCGCTTTTGCCGTGGTCCCTGGGCCAGAAATCTGCCTGATACGGAGCTGGCGCATCCACTCGGGCCGCCATGTCGTACTGATGCGCTGCCGGCTCCAGCCCTCGCCAGCAACGAGCGAAGATCGCCGAGTTACGCCGTGCCGCCCGCTGTAGCGCCCCCGCTGCCGCCATCACCGCTCTCGCTCCGCACCCTGGCTCGCGCCCGCAGCAACTCCTCTACGGCCGCCTGCTCTTCATCCTCCAGCGGATCATCCACGTCGAGTCCCAGCCGGCCCTCGACCTCAACGATCCCCTTCGGATGATAAATCCTTGTTATCTCCAGAAATAACTTACGATCTGGATGCGCCCGTGGATCGTTCCACTTCGCCACCGTCGTCAGCGCATCCAACACGTCAGCCACGTGGTCCATCAGCAGCGTCGCCGGCAAACTCGCGATCCGTTCCACGATCTCCGGATCATTCCGTCGCCAGCCCCGAATCGACCCTGCCGAACTCAGCCCTAGCAGATCGCACAGCCCATCCAGCGTCGCTGGATGCCGCCGCGACCGCGGCACGCTCGCCCAGGCGATGTACAAGGCCTTCCGCCAATCCCAGCGCCGCCGCGTGCGCGCCTCGCCTCGCTCGTTCAGCAGCAGCTCGCCATCCCGCCCCACCATCGGCGCCTGCTCCGCCCGCAGATCGTTCCACAAATCCAGCCAGGCCGGTTGCTGATCGCCTTGCTCCTTCAGCCACCGGTCGAGCTGACTGCGTGCCGCCCGGCTCTCCGCCTGGCCGGGCGTGTTCTCCGCCGCCGGAAAGTCACCCTCTATCAACTCATCGTGCTCAGACATGGCCCAAAACCGTCAAAAACGCGCGTTCCCGTGACAGGATCTCCCCGTCGCACAGGATAATGTTTTGATTACACGAAAGAATCTACCCGATCGTTACCGTCACCCGTTTACCCCTACCCCTGCAACGTCACCCACTCGGCCGCCACCCAGCCCGCCGGCTCCCCGATCACCAGCCACCGCCCGTCCGCCGATCGGCCCCACACCTCAACCGCTGTATCTTGTGCGAGTTTCCCCAGCGCTGGCGCATTCGTGTCCGGCATCGCCCGCACGTTCAACGTCGTCGCCCGCACAATCCCGCCCGCCACCGGATGCAGATGCGCCAGATTGATCAACGCCGGCTCCCAGCGCGCCAGCTCGCTCACCGCCTGCGCCGGCGAGCACCCCAACGACGCCATCACCACCAACTCCGCCGGCTTCACCGCCTCGGATCCTCGGATGGCAGCCGTGGCATACCAGCCCGCGATACGTCCGCCCGCACCGCCTGCAAACTCGTTCCATCCGCCGCCCCCAGCCTACCCTCTAAAACCGCCACCCGAGCTTCCAGCTTGATCACCCGTTCCTCGATCGTCAGCGGCGGCGCCGTCACATCCACCCGATGATACCGCCCCGCCGGCAGCACCAGCCGCTCGCCCGCCACCTGGCAGATGCTTACCACGCGACTGCCATCCGGACGCCAGATCGTCACCGTATAATCACCGTCCGCCGCCCCCGGCAGCGTCAATATCAGCAGCCCTGCCACGTCTAGCACCCAGCGGTCAAAGCTAAACCCAACGCCGGCACGTGTCGGCGTCACAGCGGCGGTGATCCCCTGCGCCCAGTTGCCCGGCTCCCCCCCATTGCCGTAAATTTTGCCCGCCGCCGTGAAGGTCACGGTCGGAAACTCAGCGCCCCGAAATACGATCCACCGCGCATCATCCACCGGCAGCAGATCGACGATCGCAGCGTAGTCGTTGCCACTCAGCGTCCAGTACAGATTGACGAATTGCGCCTGCCAGTGCCGCGCCCGCAGCAGCATCCAATAGAGCTCGAGCGGATCGGCCCGGTTCAGCCGCGGCCCCTCCTCGAACCCACGCTGCTGCGTCAGCGCCGCAATGTCGTACATGCCCAACCCCGCCCGCACCCCGACCTCGATGCTGGCATCGTTGTCGCTCAGCAGCGCACAGTTCAAATACCCCACGCCCTGGCGCAGCAAATCGGCGATCAAATCGCGCTTCCGCGTGCCCCACAACGTCCCCGGAGCCGGCGCACCCGGCAGGTACACCGGTACTGTGCCCCAGGCCGCCAACGCACGTTTGGTGCTCTCGGTGATGAACGCGTAATAGGCGTACTGATTCAGCAACGGCTTGACTGCCGCGCCCCACGCGCAGCCACGTATCGCCCACTGCATCGCCTGGGTCTCAGTGTTGAACCCGGCGGCGTGCCAATAGCCCACGACCTGCGGCCGCTCGCGCAGCCCGTCCGCCAATGCCTCCACCGCCCGGCAATATGCCTCCGTCCAGGCGGCGTCATAGTTCGGGATCTCGCCGACCAGTCTTCCGACGACGATTTTGAGGCTGTGTTTATGATGGCGGGGGGTCAGGTCCACCGGCACGCCGGCTGTCTGATCGTAGAGGGAGAAGCACAATTGAACATAGCACGGCCGCTCGCGCCGCTCGATGGCTGAGGTGAACAGATCAAGGCGATACACACCCGGCGTCGGCTCGAAATCGCACCACCGCACCATGATGTGCGACCCCCAGCCAGCCGGCGCCAGACCCTGATTGTCCCATGCCTGCACCAACAGCATGTCCGTCCCCTTCACGCCACCCCTGGGTAGCAAACAAAAAGCGGGGCACCATCGTCTACACGATGATGCCCCGCTTCACCGGGCCACACCCATCCCGAACCCGCTAACTCAGCAGAACTCGCTTACTCAGAGTCCTGGGGAAGGCACTTCCGCCGGCCTCCGTGCTTCTCGACCACGAACGCCCAGTCGGACACACCCTTCCCGTTCAAAACAGCCTTCCAGTTCGCCCCACTCCGAGCCACCGGCGCAACCTCATTCCTGAGCCATTGCACCAGCTCGGCTATCAGTTCATCTTCGCCAGTAGTGGGCGCCGAGGTTTGCTGCATGTGCCCTATTATACAGCCTCGCGCGCATGGCTGTCAATACCTACAATGCCCATCTATCGGCTGGACTTGCCCCAAGCTGCGCCTTCACCAGGTCCATCTCAGCCAGCTTGACATAGATCCTAACCGTGTCTAGCTTCTCATGACCCAGGATGTCCTGCAGCGCCAGCGGGTTCCCCCCATTACGTAAGAAATTCACCGCGAACGTGTGCCGAAACCGGTGCGGATGCGCCTTCGCCACCCCCGCCCGCGCCCCCGCCCGCATCACAATCGCCCGCACCGCCGTCCGATCCATCCGTCCCCCCGTCATCGACGACAAGAACAACGGATCCTCCGCTCCCGTCGCTGTCATCCTGAGCGTAGGGGCGGGGTGCCCCCGCCCGCAATCTGGCTTAGCTCTCCCCTTCAAATACTTCCACATCGCCTGGCGTGCCGTGTTCGCAATGGAGATCACCCGCTTCTTGTCGCCCTTCCCATGCCGGATCGTGATCGCCCCGCGCTTCGGATCATAATCGCTCACGTCCAACCCCGTCAGCTCGCTCACCCGTAGACCGCAGTCCAACATCATCAGCAGCATTGCTCGATCTCGCACCGCCGTCGGTCGCTCGCCCTGCACATACACCGCGTGCGCCCGATCCCACGCCTGCATATGCTCACAGGCCGCCAGTAATTTGCGTACCTCCTCCTCAGTGAACGGTTCCACCTGTGGACGATGATACACCGGCCTCCGGATCTTCCCCCGCATCACGTGCTGCGCGCCCGTCTCGTTCTCCGCCCACGTCCACAGCGACGACAGCGCCGTCCACGCATTCAGCACCGTCTTCGGACTCAGCCCTATATCCTCCTGCAGGTGATTCAGAAACCGGTTCAAATCCACCGTCGCAATCTTCTCGAACTCGCGATCCGGCCCCACAAACTCAGCCAGCCGCCGGAACGTCACCGAGTAATCCGCCACCGTATGCGGCGAAAACCCCCGCCGCCTTGACAACCAGTACCCCTCCAGCGCATAATCAAGCCGCATCGCACTGCCTCCTCTCAGGTAGTAGCGGTAGTGGTTGACGATGGGTGGCGTTCGCCGTCCTGGCGGCCTGGTGAACACCACCCATCGTCACCTTGTTGACATCCATGTAAACGCCCAAACATGCAAACGATCCTGGTATCCCCCTGCACCGCAGCGCCCAGATCTAAGGATAATAAATTCCAGCCTAGTAAACACGGAACCCCATGCACGATTGTACATGGGGTTCCACCTGGTCTAAGGATAATATTTAAGTCGGGGAGAGAGGATTCGAACCTCCGGCCTCACGGACCCGAACAATGTGAACCAACCCGCCCAGAGGAAACCGCATGTCTGTCCTAATCGGCCTACCGTGTGAACCCTCCTTCCGCCCGCCATGTGAACGATCCTGGTCCCCAACTCATCACCCACACCCGATCTTCCTAACACTAACACTCAAAACTCCTACGGATAATCGGGATAACTTAAAACCCCCGAACCCGCATCCATGTGCGCGCACCTGGACAAACCTCGCGCGTCCAATTCGCCCGTTTCCAAAATCCTACGGATAACCTTTTATTATCCTTAGAAACGGCCCCTACTTCAGCCGCCATCAATGCCGCCTCATACTGCCGGGCCACGCCGAGCGATGCTCAGATCAATGACAATTCAATGCTCCCCGCCACCCAGCGGCGACGGCCTCGGCCTCCGATGAGAACCAGCGCTCGCCCTTGCCCTCGTCAATCTTAGTGACCTTGTACGACAGACAGCCAGGATAGTGGTAGATCTTCTCATTCTTGCTGCTGATATTGCCCTTGATGCATTTGTCGCACGTGTAGCCCTGGTTGGCCGCGGGCGCAGCCGGCGCCGGCGGCGCTGTGGGCGCGACGGCAACGGCGGGAACGACCCGTTGCGGCGCTTGCGTCGGCAGCGGCGGGATCGCCAGGGCGACGGGAACAGACGGCGCTTTGGTGATGAGCTGGGCGGCGATCCACAACCCCCCGGCCACCTGGAGCCAATCCCCGGCCTCGTTCCGGGCGACGATGGCGAGGGCTTGGCCAGCTTTGACGCCGCCCTTAATCGGATAGGTCATGCCTGGTCCCATGCGCAGGTTGCCGGCACTCTTCGCCTTGGCGTTGGGCGCCGGCGTGACGGTGGGCGTGCCGGCCGGCGTTGGCGTGGGAGTCGGCGTCCCGCTGATGAGCATGACGCTCAGGATCACGGCCACGACGACATTGTGCAGGCTGTGCATGGATCTCCTCGTGTGGTGATACCCGCTGATGTGATCACGGGCACGCGCACCCCGGCGGCTTGTGGCACGTGTAGCTCAGTGAAATACACGAATCGCCACATGGTTTGCTGGTGGGAGCGCAATGCTTGCAGCAGTATTGTGTCGCCGTCGTTGCCGTCGCCGTCGGTGTGCGTGTGCGCGTCGGCGCGCTCGTGCGAGTGGACGTCGGCGTCCGCGACGTTGTCGCCGTCGCCGTAGGCGTTCGCGTCGGCGTCCCCGTCCGTGTCGCCGTCGCCGTCCTTGTCGGTGTGACCGTTGCCGTTGGTGTCGCCGTCGCCGTCTCGGTAGGCGTGACCGTTGCCGTGCTCGTCCATGTGGCCGTGTGTGAGGGTGTCGGCGTGACCGTGCTCGTCTGTGTGGCTGTCGGCGTAGCCGTCGCCGCAGGCGTGACGCTGGGCGTGTTGATCGGTGTCCCCGTCAACGTTGCCGTGGCCGTCGGAGTCGTGGTGGGAGTCACCGTGGGAGTTGACGAAGCTGTCGCCGTGGCCGTTGGGATCTCAGTGGCCGTTTCCGATGGCGTAGCCGTCGGCATCGCGACGCCACCCTGCAACACCAGCGGCAGATACAGGCTCCATCCGCCGCCGAGTAAGGCTATGATGAGCACCAGCACCATTGCAGGCACCTGTTCCTCCTGGTCAAAACCGGGGTGCGCCTGGGAGAACGACGCACCCCCAATACCCTCAGCCGGTGGGGGTCCGGACGAGGCTGCCGATCAACTGTAAGATTTCAGACCGAGCGGCACTATGCATTATTGAATGTCAAAATTGCGATAAACTTGGGGATACTACCCCTTGCCATCTGCGATATGATTCTCTACAATGTGCGAACACGCGTTCTGTTCGCCATTGAGGACAACCATGACCCGAAAGAAACACCGCCGCTATAAGGCGGAGACGATCCTCGCCGATTACGATCGGATGACCTCCGCGCAACGGGCCGACCTAGAACGCGAGACCTGGCTTCAGGTCATCCGCTCGTTCTTGCGCAGGATCTCGGCTGCCCGCCCCACCAACTCATCGAGCGCCGCATCAGGCAGCGACATCAACAGCACCGCCAGATCCTCGCGCGACTGAGGCGGCCGCGGCAGCCCGCGCAGCGGGGATTCACCGAGCGGCCGCCCGCTCCGTTCCGCCTGCTGTCGGCCCAGACCGATCAGTTCGTAGAACACCTTGACCAGTGAGCGCCGGTCCACTTCCGGCAGCCGGCGCAGCTCCAGCAGCAGCGCCCATTCCTCGTCGCCCACCTCACGCACGTCCTCGTCCGGCTCCCCAGGGATCAGCGGATCATCCGTCAATAGCAGTAGGTAGTCCGTGGTCGTGCGGAGCACACGCGCCAGACCTCCTAACACCTCTCCACTTGGGACTTTGTTCGATCCTTCTATCGTCGAAATGTAGGAAGGATTGGCCCTGACGCCGAGCAGACTGAGTTGACGAGCCAACTCTGTCTGCGTGAGATCAAGGTCACGTCTGAGAACCCGTAGGCGTTTTCCTGTCGTGTTCAACAATTCCATCTCGGCTATATTACCCTCAATAAGACTATCTCTTACTGAAGCTTAAAATTATGCATTTTGGTGAGATTGAGTATTGCTTTTCTATTGTTTACATGATATAGTATCACTGTCAGTGAAATAACAGGAGGTGCATATGACTGGAAAAATGAGTCCCTACCCCACCACCATGACGCTCAGCCGTGAGTTAGTCGCCCAGCTTCGCTCCGAGAAGGCCACCGTCGCCCTCAAGACACAGCGATTCTGGAGCTATGAGGACCTGATCCGGGCGCTGCTGCTCCACTGGCAGGCCATGCCGCCGGCCGCATTCCCCACCGCCGAAGATCTGCTGATCACCGTCAATCCTGAGGATAAGAATGTCTTATCCCCAGTGGAGACGCCAGCATGACCCCGAACTGCTACGACGAACCCACCACCCGCACCCGCCGCACCCGCCGCATGATCGTGGAGTACCGGCTAAACGTGCCTGTACCAGCCGATCATCCGGCGCTGCCGTTTGAGCCGGCGCAACCGGCGCAGGGCGAGTTGACCATCGAAGCCCGGTTTATGCAGTTTCATCGTAGCAATCCGCATGTCTATAACCTCCTGCGTGACCTGGCCCTGGCGAAAGCCGAGCGGGGCGCCCGGCGCATCTCGCCTAAGTTGCTGTTCGAGGAATTGCGGGCCGGCGGCACACCGACCGCCACCGGCGAAGATACTTACCAGCTCAACAACATCTTTACCAGCCGCTACGCCCGGCTCCTGGCCGTCGAGCCGGGACTGCTTGGGCGCATCCCCACCCGGTCACTCAAAGCGGAGTAAACCATGCCAAACGACGCCCCCAACCCCAAACTATCGCCGCCACAAAAGACACTACTGAGCAGCATCATCATCATCGTCGTCGGCTTTCTGCTGCTGCTGATCCTGGCGCTGTCGGGCGACGAAGTCGCCGCCGCGCCGCTCGCCGACCCACTGGTCTGGACGTGCAGCACCAACTCCGGGCAGCCCTGCGTCTGCCGCACCGTGTTTCAGCGCGTGGGCGTCACGTGGCAGCGGGCCACCTTATGCGGCCCGGCGCGCCAGAGCCGGATCGCCGGCCTCGCTGCCCCGCTGCCCCGCCCCGTCGCCGGCAACCTGGGCGGCTGCGGCCACAACGGCCGCAACCTGCGCTACAACATCGCCTGCACCGTCACCGACGCCGGCCAGGGTTTCGTCAGCGGCACCTGCGACTATGGCTACTGGTTCAGCCGGGTCAGCACCCGCCGCACGTTCACCCTCGACCAGGCCGTCACCGTCAACGGCTGCGAGGGCCTGGGCAGCGAACTCTACGCCCCCATCAGGATATCCCGATGACCGCGCCGACCGCCACCGCCAACGCCATCCGCCTGGCCTTGCAGCACAGCCGCGACGAGCACGTCGAGGCGGAACCGGAACGGGGGCTGTTTCTGCATCTCGCCCACACCAACGGCGCCTTCTATCTGACGCTGCGCCGTGAGACCGCCTACCCGACCCTCAGCGAGGCCGAAACCTGGGCCGAGGCGTTTGGCGTGCCCGACGGCATCGACAGCATGTCCCGCCGCTCCTGGACCTCGACCCATCCCAAAACCCAGCGGGCGCTCCGCTGGTGCGCCTGCACCTTCACCTGGCGCGAACTTCTCACCTGATCGCCCGGCGCGAGGCCGGACTGATCCTGCCGAAAGCAACAACAGTCAGATCGTGAAACAAGGGCGGAACGCTCACGCAGGCATCAGCCCGGGCTCGGACCGGGCGATTGGTGATCACCGGTTCGGTTCTTCCTCCATGGTGTGCCGGCGGGCGTTCTCCGGTCTGGACAGCCGTAGAGCACCCGTCGGCGAGGAGAAATTCGCAATTCGCAACTTGATCCGCACCGAACAACTTGATCGCATCGAGGCCGCCAGCCATGAACTACCAGACCGTAGAAGTCCTGCCCCCTGAAACCGAGACCGCCCTGGGTCCAGTCGGCGGCGACCCGGCCCGCGCCATCTTTGGGGGCGCCTATCAGGAACAGGCCATCCACCAGCTCCGTCTGGCCTGGTCCGCGATGCGCGACCGCTGGCTGCGCGCCAACCGCCGCGGCCGGCCCAACTCCATCGCCACCCGCAAAGCCTACGAAGCCGCCACCAACCTTTTCGCCGCCTACACCGGCCTCGACTGGTGGCTCGTCACCTCCGATCACGTCCGCGCCTGGCAGGCACACATGGAAGACCTGGCTCTCAGCCGCGCCACCATCAACCAGCGGCTCAGCAGCGTCTCCTCCTTCTACTCCTACGTCCTGCGCGAGCAGCGGCTCGGCGCCGACGGCATCGAGCGTTCCCTTTTCTTCGACGCCCAGGGCCGCACCCGCGCCAACCCATTCAAGGTCGGCAACCTCGAACGCATCGCCGTCAACCGCAAAGGCAAATCCCGGCCGCTCGCCAAAGCGGTCATCGTCCACATGATGAACGACATCAACGTCAAAACCCTGGACGGCGCCCGCGACTACGCCCTGCTCAAATGTTTTCTGCTCACCGGCTGGCGCTCAACCGAAGTCCTCACCATGACCTGGGGCGACATCCGCCCCAACGACGAACGCGACGGCGAATTTATCTTCGCCTGGCAGGGCAAAGGCGCGAAAGAACAGGACGACCCGTTCCCTGCCCCCTGCTACCACGCCATCGTCGCCTATCTCAAATGCGCCGGCCGCTGGCTGCCCGGCCACCCCGCCCACATCCAGCCCGCCGACCACATCTGGCAGCCCCTGCGCGACCACGGCACCAAGAATTTCCCCAATGCTGTAGGGGCGGGGTCACCCCGCCCGCCGGACGGAGACGCTGCAGTCACAGAACGCCACATCAGCCCGACGCAGGCCAACAACATCCTGCGCAAACACCTGCGCCGCGCCCTGCGCCAAACCGGCCTCACCCAGGCGGAAGCCGCCGAGCGCGCCCAAACCTACCACGTCCACAACCTGCGCCACACCTTTGCGCACAGCATGCGCAAAGCCGGCTTCGACGTCCTGAAAATCTCGCAACGGATGCACCACTCATCCATCGCCGTCACCCAAATCTACCTGGACGCCCTCGAGGCCCCAGTCGACGACTACTCCCAGGCCCTCCAGTTGGCTATGGGCATCTAACCTTTCCGCTTTGTCATCCTGAGCGAAGGGCCGCAGCCCGCAGTCGAAGGATCTCGATCTGAGGATAATATCTGCTTATCCCTACACATGGAGCCTACACCGATGATCATCATGGCGGTCATTTTGGCCGCAGTCTGGGGAGCAGTTTGGGCGGCCCTGCTCCAGTACACCGGCTGGGGGCGCTTCCTCGCCGTCCGCCGCGCCTGGCTCGCCGTCGTGATCGGCTGCGGCGTTGATCTGCTCATCCTGCTGGCCGTCCTGCCCGTCGCGCTCTGGCTCCAGGTCTGCACCGTCATCGCCGCCTCCGCCATCGGCATCATCGTCCGTTCACTCGCCAACGAATGGCAGGATCACCGGGAACAACTGGAGGCCGCCCGTGGCCACACCGACCCGGCTCGCCAATAAAACCGGCTGGGCGCTGGAGGACATTATCGCCGGCTGCCTCAACGCCCGCACCGCCTGGCGCATCGTCCTGGATCGTGCGCAGCGCACCCAGGACCCGCTCCTGCTGGCGAAAATCGCTACGGTCAGCGACGATCTCGCCAAGATCGAGACCACCGCCCGGGAAGCGCGGGCGGGCCGCTACACGGAAGCGGAGTGATCCGCAATGACCGCGCTGATACGCAGATAGACGGAAAAAATCCGCCTACAAACAAGTTAGACGGACCAAAACAAAGCCCCTCCGTGGGGAGGGGCTGACGGGGAGATGATGAGCGTACTACTCAGTCGGCTGGATTTTGCGGGGTCTGCCCCCCTTGCGCCCGTTAGCGGCGCTGCTGATCGCCTTGCGCTCGGAGGTCATCGAGCCGAGGACGGCCGCGGCACTGGCGGTTTCAGTTTCGACAGGAACAGCCTCGATTCTGAACTGACTGCCATTTCCGACGTTGGGCAACCGATTGGCGGACACGATCTGCCATTTGCCGATGGCGGTTACATCGCTGTTGTTGGTCGTACCGCACCAACCATTCACGCACCGTTCGCCGCTCATGTTTTTGCGAGCTGGCTCGGATTGCCCACGGGTGAACTCGTTGCCCGTGCTGGTGTTGAAAATGACCACGGCGTAAAACTCCAGGCCGGGTTTCACGTCAGATACAAATTCACCCCAGGTATCCTGGTCATTGGCAAATCGGATACCCTCGAATTCGCTCATATCAATCCTGGGAAATGTTTTCATGGGGTCCCTCTGCTGGCCTATGGCCCGACCAGCGGGGCATGTAGCTCAGGCGCAATCGTCGCAGATATTGCCACCGACCGTGGTAAACATCGCTCCGTCGAAATTCTTCGATGCGCCGCAGCGTCGGCAGATGGTATCGGTATCCATCATGCGTTGCAGCCGTGCAATGGTCTGCTCCGTGGGGATAATCGGCATGGATTGATCGTTATTGATGCCACCGATGCCGAGTCCGCTGTCCGTGTCGTGCCAGGTTTTGGCGGTCTGCATGTGATCCTCCTAGCGAGTCCAGCGAGCGTGCTGGCCCTGGATGCGGCGATTCAGATAGCTATGTACGCTGTCGATGGTTGTTTCGCGATTGGCGAAATTGATTTTACCGATCTGACCAGCGAAATTGGCCCCGGTCATATGGCCCAGGATGCTCAGAATGGCGCTCTCGCGAGCGTAGCGGATGACCAGTTTCTCATCAGGATTCTGATGCCCCAGACGGGCGAGAGATTGGCGAGCGGCCTCGGTATTCAGCGTCATGCTATCCGTCTCGGCGATGGCTGCATCGACCATCTGCGAAATGCTGTGTTGCGTTCCGGCGATCTGGCGTTTGTCGTTCATCGTGGTCTCCTCTGTGTTGGGTGGGTGTTTTGTTACCTAACTATGACCGTATTATACAACCTATCGCTAGGTTTGTCAATAGGTTTCGGGACGAGTTTTCAACGAGTTTTTTGAGGCTTGCAGGATTTCGCAAACTTAGCAACAGGTGTTGCGTGCGTGGCCCGTCTAACAACGAGTTCCACGCTGACCGGGCGGGCGGCCCGGATCGTGTCGTATCGCAGGTTCGCCAGCCCGCCCGGCAGGTGAACCCAACCGTTAGGCCGGACTACCGGCGAGGGGAAACGTATGTACGAAGTGAATTCATGCTACCAGAACGGGGACATCTCAAAGGCGCTTGAGGAAGCTGCCGAGGTCATTCGACGCATTGGTGAGGAGAACGTCCTGCACGTAGTTGCCAGGCGAGACGATGACATCCTCGGTGCGTGGTGGGTGGATGTGATCTACCGTGAGACGCATCAGCGCCACAACATTACCGGCGTCTCGATGCCGAGCGAATGGGCGAACCCATGACCAACTACGTGACGTGCCCCTATTGCGGCAGAGTAACGACGGCACGCAAGGCCGGAAGTCATCAGCGGGCATGTAAACGTCAGATCGCATACTGTGCGCATGATGGCGCTGTTTTCGTAGACTGGACGGGTGTCGTCCGGTGTGTGCGTTGTTTGGCTGTCGTCCGGCCTAACACTGCGTCCACCTGACTCGCCACCGTGGCGAGATCGTGGACAGTGAGAATCACGGACGGTGGCGAGCAGGTGACGCTCGCCGTTAGACCGGACTACCGGGGAGGGGAGAACATGGAATTCCAACGGCTCATGGAACTCGGAGAGTGCCCGATTATGTATCCTGGCGGAGGATTCGGGCTAGTCATCCGATGGGACGATACCCGCAACGAGATCGGCATTCAACGGCCCGGCGCTGATGACATCCAGTGGATTCATGCCAGCGAGATAACAGAGTATGGCGTTGGGGCACTCGTGGTCACTGGGCCGAGCGGGCTAATATGAAATTGCCGCCTGCTCCGGCTGAACTGATGCCGAAAATCCTGTGGTGGGATTGCGGGTGCGGGTTCGATTGCGTCTGCGGAGCGAAGGATTTTTTCCTGTCAGACGAGAGCGCCGTCACTTGCGATCAATGCGGGAGAGAGTGGGAGTTGCGCACGAAGCTATGGTGTACCGTCCCGTCTAACAACGGGTTCCACGCTGACCGGGCGGGCGGCTCGGATCGTGGCACAGCAGGTTGACTTGCCCGCCCGGCAGGTGAACCCAACCGTTGAACCGGACTACCGGCAAGGATCGAAACGTGCCAGTACACAAGATAATCTTCCTACAATACGAGGATGACGCCGCAACCGGTGAGACAACGTGGTGCGAGGATCGCATCAACGATACCGATCTGGTTTATGCTTTGGTGGCCGAGCCGTTGCAACTGGTGTTGCGCTGTGATGCGTGCGGAATGTTCGGCACACCGATTCACGATTACGGCATCTGCGGCAACTGTGGCTCGATACAGACGGAGTTCTACATCCTCATTCCGTCCGGCCTAACAACGGCTTCCACCGTGACGGCTGCGCCGGTGGAACTCGCCGCACCGAACCTGATCGAGGCGCAGCCGCAGGTGAACCCTGACCGTTGTGCGGCTTAGAGGGAGGTCCGATGAAACGCACCATAATCGTACTGGCGTTTTTGGTCGTGACCCTGGCCGGTTGTGGGCCAGTGCTCTCTGACACATCATCCGAGAGCTATCATTGGCAGGGGCCGACAACCACCAATACTGCAACTGCTACCGGGGAGTTGACCGCTGACCAGACGCAGAATGACAATCGTCCGGTCTGCGCTGGGCTGTTCGTGATCGGCTCATGCAACATTTCGCAGGCGAATAATCAGGTTGTCACGACAGCACGCACGAAACAGGACGCTGCGGTCGCAGCGCCGGAGCCGGAGCCTGAGCCAGTTTATGATGGCATCGGATGGACTGTGCTTATTATCATCGGCGGTTTGTGCTGGCTGATGTTGGGATATTTGGCATTTACCGGGCGCCTGACTGCCAAATCGTATGCCGATTGAGTCATTCCCGTCTAACCACGGGTTCCACGCTGACCGGGCGGGCGGCTCGGATCGTGGCACAGCAGGTTGACTTGCCCGCCCGGCAGGTGAACCACGACCGTTAGACCGCCAACAAAAAAGCCGGGAGTATGCGC